TACCGAGCTTCTGTTGAGGAATACAAGCAACAAGCTGAAACACAGCGTAAACAGATGGATATTGATGTACGCAGAGAAGATACGCATATTAGAACTGCTACNCAAGCCCAAGATACTGTGATTAAGACTGAAACACANAAAGAAATTGAGCAAATGAANGCGCAATTAGCGTTATTATTAGCGAATATGGATGTNAAGTCTGAAAGAGCAGCTTTAGATGAAGCAATTGAACGTGGTATTTAATCGGAGAAAATGATGCCAACAATTACAGGTGCAAACGTAACAGAATGGAAAATGAAGGAAATGGCTCGCAGAGCTGGTAAGAAATATGAGCCAGAGCAGCCTAATCCATTTAAAGGTATGGACAAAGAGCAACTGAAAGAACAAAAACTATTGATGAAAGAAGCTAAAAAAGCATCAAAAGAAAAATAGACAAGAATTATTTTTAGTAGTATTTTTAACTTAAATTGGAGCTTGAGAAATCATGGCCGAGCAAGAAGTTGTAAGAGAAGCAGCAAACGTAGTAGATAGTAGCAACGCAGCAACCTTTTATGCAGAAAGATTAGGTTTAGCTGACCAAGAGCCTACTGAGGCTGAATCTGTAAAGGAAGATTCAGAGCCAGAACAGGTCGAGGCGCAGAGTGAACCGGAAGCAAAGGAAGATGCTAAGGAACAGAAGCGTGGTGACAAGCTTAATAAGCGGTTCGATAAAGTAACGAAAAGGGCTCAGGAAGCTGAAGCCAAAGCTCGTGAACTAGAGGAACGTCTAAAGAGTTATGAAGCAGGGAATGTTACAAGACAAGAACCCCAAAGGGTTGTGTCTAGTGATAAACCCCAAGCAAGCCAGTTTAATGATGCTTTTGAATATGCAGAAGCATTAGCGGAATGGAGTGCGGAAAATGCTTTAAAGCAAAGGGATGAGCAAGANGCTAGTCGCAAAGCGCAAGAAGCTCAGGAAAAGCTNACAAANGCTTGGAGTGAGAANATTGCAAAAGCGAAAGAAAACTTGCCTGATTTTGATAGGATGGTGAAATCATCGGACATAGTCATTAGTGACCCTATTCGTGATTCCATTATTGATAGTGATGTAGGCCCACAACTCCTATACCACTTAGCTACAAATGAGGACTTTGCAAAGGAACTGACAGAAATGCCAGTTGCTAAGGCTCTTAAACAGTTAGGCAAGTTAGAAGCGCAATTTGAAGCTAAGGATACCCCCAAAGCTGAGAAGAAAAATGTTTCAAGTAGTAAAGCACCTGAACCAATCAAGCCGTTAAGCGGTGGCAAAGTTGGCAAAGATGTAATGATTGACACCAATGGTGAATTTCATGGCACTTATGCTCAATGGAAAGCTGCAAGACAGGCTGGAAAAGTCAGATAAACCTAATTTTTTTGGAGCAATAAATCATGGCAAATACCTTACTTACCATTAGTAAGATTACTAACGAGGCCTTAATGGTTCTCGAAAACGAATTAACCTTTACATCAGAAGTAGACCGCAACTATGATGACCAATTTGCCGTTGTTGGCGCAAAGATTGGCGCAACAGTTAACGTTCGTAGACCTGGTCGTTTCATCGGTACAACTGGCCCAGCTTTAAACGTTGAGGACTTGAACGAAACTTCAGTTCCTGTAACTTTGAGCACTCAGTTCCACGTTGACACACAGTTCACCACTCAAGACTTAGCTTTGTCTTTGGATATGTTCTCTGACCGCATCCTAAAGCCAGCAGTTGCAGCTATTGCCAACAAAATCGACTTTGATGGTACAACTACAGCAGCTTTGAACACAGCTAACATCGTTGGTACTGCAGGTACTCCTCCAACAGGTCTATACACTTACTTGTCAGCACAAGCGTATCTTGACTCTGAAGGCGCACCACGTGANGGCCGTAGAAGCTGTATCGTTGAGCCATTTACATCTGCAACTATNGTTGACAGCTTNAAGGGCTTGTTTGTACCAACAGAAGCGATTTCTAGNCAATATACAAAAGGCTTNATGGGTCGTGANTCTGGCGGTATGAACTGGAAGCTTGACCAAAACATCGTGTCACAAACTTTTGGTAANTTCTCTAGCTCTACTGTTACTGCTTCTGTAGCTACTACAACTGCTACTGGTTTCTTGACTTCTGGTTGGGCTTCACAATCCACAATCACTTTGACTGCTGCTAATACAGGCACAATCAATTTGAACGCTGGTGATACATTCCAAATCGCTGGTGTGTATGCAGTTAACCCACAAAATCGTCAAGCTTACGGCACAAACAAACTACGTTCATTCGTAGTTAAACAGGCTGTTTCTGTGGCTTCCGGTTCTTCTGTTTCTGTAACAGTATCTCCAGCAGTTATCTCTGGCGGTCAGTTCCAAAACGTAAGCATCCCTAGCCCATCAGCAACTGCTGCTGTGACATTCTTTGCATCACAATACAATGCAAGTGGTAACGGAATCGTTTCTCCACAAAACATCGTAATGCACCGCAATGCGTTCACAATGGCTATGGCTGACCTTGAGTTGCCTGAAGGTGTTCATTTCGCTGGTCGTGCAAGCGACAAGGAAATCGGTCTGTCCATGAGAGTCGTGAGGCAGTACACCATAAATAACGATTCCATTCCAACTCGTGTAGACGTACTATACGGCTGGGCCCCACTCTACCCAGAGTTGGCTTGCCGAGTAGCAGCGTAATAATCGCAGGGGGTAAAACCCCTGCTTTTTAACTAAATTTAAGGAATAAAATCATGGCAAATCCAGGCCCAGCAGTNNNAANTNCNACCCACCCATCGAACCTCAATAGCCAACANGCNTTGCGTGTTTTAGGTGTGTTGAAAGGTGTNTCTACCGCAGCAGCAGCAGACTTTGCTGTTCAAATTAACAACAGCGCACTTTATGTTCCTGTTTCTGTAGTTGTTGCTAACGCAAACAACAACGGAGCAACACAATCTGTAGCTTCTGTTAACTTAGGTGTTTACACAGCAGTTAATAAAGGTGGCACAACAAGTATTTTGACTGCAGCAGCTTTGACCGGTCAAACTACTCCATCTTATGTAACTATTTCAGCAGCTTCAAATCCTAATACAGCTCAGACAGCACAAACTGTTTATGTAAATATTTCTACAGCTTTCGCTACTGCGACTGTTGATGTATATATTTACGGCTACGATTTAAGCTCTGGCCCTTACTAAGGCGAACTGAAGTAAATGAAGAAGGCCATGCCCAAAAAGCGTGGCTTTTTTTCTTATTTAACCTATAATTGAAATACCTTACTTAAAGGAAAAATTATGTCTAAGACTACTGTTTGTCGTGGCAATATTATTGCCCAATCTATCGTTCAAGTAACGCTTCCATCAACAACCATTTCAGGTACAACAGCCGATGTAACTATCTCTGTTCCTGGTGTTCAGCCTAATGATTTTGTGCAAGCACAATTTGATGCTGCTTTAGTTACTGGTATTTCTATTGGAAATGCTTTTACTAACACAGCAAATCAAGTAACTGTTCGCCTAGTAAACTCTACTGGTTCTTCAGCTACTCAAACTGCTGGTACTTTGTTGATTAAAGTTTCAACTTGCGAAGATAGTCCGATTCCTACTAACGTAGTTTAAGGAGTTAAATAATGTCTTATAACAGTACATTTACTCCGCAAGGAGCTACAGTTGTTGTAAGTAACTCAGCAGTTCAGGTGAATACTTCTAATAACGTATATCCTAGTTCATATAGAATTAGAAATCTGTTGTCGACTGCAGCTTATATTAGCTGGGCCCCACAAGAGCCTAACAATGCTGCAGTAACTCCAGTTTCAATTACTCCAGTAGCAGGTACTCCTGCACAATATACTGTTGGAATGTTGCCTAATTCTATTGAAACCTTTTGTTTGCCACCGAATTGCTGGTTTATTGCAAGCGCACCTAATGCGTTTGAGGTAACTCCAGGTGAAGGAATGTAATTATGTTAAGAGCCACAACAAGTATCAATACTTTTTCAGCTTTATCGTACCAAGGGACTTGGAATGCTTCTACAAACACTCCTACATTAACCTCTAGTGTTGGTACTGCTGGCTATTACTATATTGTTAGTGTTGCTGGCTCTACTTCATTAAATGGTATTTCTACATGGAACGTAGGCGATTGGGTTATTTTTAGCAATACTGGTGTATGGCAACGTATCGCTGGTGGTGTTACTGGCAGTATTAATATTGTTAACAATACTACTTCTAGCACTCCTTATTATGTAACTTTAAGTAATGCTAGCTCAGGCACTATTGCTACTGAATATGTTGACACTTCTGGATTAACTTTTGTTCCAAGTACAGGCACTTTAACTTCAACAATAATGAATGTTACTGGTGATGGCACTAATGGAACTTTAATTTTAAATCCTACTGGAAATGGTGGTATTGCAATAGATTCAGGACAAGGAATGAATGTAAGTTGTTATGATTCAGTAAATCCTGATTCTGGTGTTTACAACTATAGATATGGTCAAGATTTTGGATATCATTATTTTGCTTTATCAACAACAAATACAAAATTTGATGCAGGTAATGTTACTTTTGCATTAGGTCAATATGGTCAAATTGGTTTAGGTCCTACTGCTTACAATAATTTTTTTGCAAATATTAATTTTGGCACAGCAGGACAAGTATTGACTTCAGGTGGTTCAGGGGCTTCTGCAACATGGAGTAATATTAAAACTCCTGCAACAACTTATAGTGGATTAGGTTCTGCATCAACCGCAGGTGCTGGTGCAAGAGGATTTATTACAGATTCCACGACAGCAACTTTCTTAGCAACGGCTGCTGGCGGTGGTTCAAATGCAGTTCCTGTTGTTTCTAATGGTACAAACTGGCTAGTTGGTTAATTAAAGGATAAATTATGAGTTCAAATCAAGTAGCTTCAACAGTCACCAATAATTTATTGCCTGTACAAGCCCAATACAATGCAAATGGTGTTTGTACCAACTTAATTGGTCAAGGCGGCAATCAATTAGTTGCACCTATTAATGCAAGCTCTATTTCATTAAACGGCAATATTCTTGCATCAACAGCAGTTTTGCCTATAGTTTCAGCAGGATTTGGTACAAACCCTACTATTACAGCAGCCAGCACTTTTGTATTTAAAATAGTTGTTGGCACAGGTGGAGCTGCAAACGGAACAATTACGCTTCCTGCTGCTCCTAATGGATGGTTGGGTTTTGCTGCTGATGTTACCAACGGAAATACTTTATTTTTGCAATTAACTGGCAGTACTGCAACAACTATTACTTTTACTAGCTATTCTGTAACAACAGGAGCTGCTGCCAATATGTCGGCTGGGGATGTAGTATTAATTAACGCTATTGCTTATTAAAATATGGCTGGCCCATCTTCAACAGTAGACCAAAATCTACTGCCAGTTCAGGCTTATTTTGATGTCTATGGAAACTTTCAGACATTTATAGGTCAGGGCCAACCTTTTTTAGCAACTATTAGCCCTATTCAATCAGGGTTAACTATTACTAGTAGTACCATTAATAGCACCACTATCGGTGCTATTTCTCCTTCTACTGGGGTTTTTACCAATGTTTCAGCAACTACAGGGCAGATTTCTACAACTCCCTCAAATGCTAATGACATTGCCAATAAGTTTTATGTTGATACTGTAGCTCAGGGTCTTGGCCCAAAGGCAGCTTGTGCAGTTGCAACAACAACCAATATAACGCTTTCAGGGCTTCAAACTATTGATGGGTACACTACCCTAGCTGGCGATAGAGTTCTTGTCAAAAATCAGGGTTCTAGCCAGTTTAATGGCATTTATATTGCATCAGCTTCAGGATGGACTCGTTCCGTTGATATGGATGTATGGTCAGAAGTGCCAGGGGCTTATACAGTTATTTTGAATGGTGGACAAGCCGATACAGGATGGGTTTGTACCGCAACACAAACAGGCACAATCAACGTAACACCTATGCCTTGGGTGCAGTTTTCAGCTACCAATACTTATTATGCTGGTACAGGGTTAACCCTTGCATCTAACACTTTCAGCATCACCCCTGTAGGAACAGCAGGAACTTATGGTTCTGCAAGTGCAGTTCCAGTATTTGTAACTAATGCAAGCGGTCAAGTAACCAGCGTTACGAATACCTCTATTGCAATTAGTGCAAGTCAAATTACTAGCGGAACAATTGCATCAAGTCTGATTAGTGGTTCTTATACCGGAATTACTGGTGTTGGAACGCTTACCGCAGGCACTTGGAACGCTACTCCTATTGCTAATAGCTATTTGGCTAACTCTAGCATTACTATTAATGGCAATTTAGTTAGTTTAGGTGGCTCAACTACAGTTACTGCTAATACTCCTAATTCCGTTACTTTTAACAATAGCGGTACTGGTGGTGCAACAGGCACTACTTTTAATGGTTCTGTAGCGCAGACTATTTCATACAATACTATTGGCGCACCTAGCATCACAGGAACAAATGCTAGTGGTACTTGGGGCATTTCTATCACAGGTAACGCTGCCACAGTAACCAATGGAGTCTATACAACAGGGTCTTATTCAAACCCTACTTGGATTACATCTATTTTAGGTTCTATCGTTAGCGGAGCAGTCGCTAATGCAACTTTAGCTGCTAGTGCAACTAATGTAGCTGGTGGAACTACTGGTGCATTGCACTATCAATCAGCACCAGGAACAACCGCCTTTTTATCATTAGGCACAACAAATTATGTATTAACTGCTGGTGCTACTGCACCGCAATATGTTGCTCAAAGCACTCTTTCTGTAGGTTCAGCCACAACTGCTACGACTTCTACTAATTTAGCTGGTGGTGTTGCAGGGGCAATTCCTTGGCAATCTGCTCCTAGCACAACAGGATTTACGGCTGCAGGTACAACAGGTCAAGTTTTAACATCTGGAGGTACAGGTGTTCCGACTTGGACAACTCCTGTTTCGAATGCCACAGTAACCGATGACACCACTACGAATGGCACTCGCTATCCTTTGTTTGCTAATCAAACAAGTGGAAGTCTTACAACCGAATACACAAGCTCTACAAAGCTTCAATACAACCCTTCTACAGGGGCTTTTACGTCAACAAGCTTTGTGGGTTCAGGTGCAAGTTTAACTAGCCTTACTGCAGGAAATTTGACCGGAACAATTCCTAGTGGAGTTTTGGGTAATTCTTCCCTTTATATCGGCACTACCGCAATTCCATTAAACGCTGCAAGTGGTTCAATTACTTCTTTGGCAGTTAATATTAGCGGTTCGGCAAGCTCTGCTACTACTGCTACGACAGCGACCAACGCTACAAATATTGCCATTACTGACAATACAAGCTCTGTTTCTACTTATTATCCTGTTTTATCGGTAGCAACAACAGGTAACAACCCAGCTACAACTAGCTCTACAAAGTTTAGTTTTGTGCCATCTACAGGTGTTTTAAGTGCCACTAGCTTTACTGGTGCAGGTACAGGATTAACAGGAACTGCTTCAAGTTTGTCTATTGGTGGAAATGCTGCAACTGCAACAACAGCAACTTCTGCAACTACAGCTACAAATATTGCTAGTGGTTCAGCCAACCAAATTCATTATCAGACTGCTTCTAGCACTACAGGATTTATTACAGCTCCTACAGTTGCAAGCACTTATTTACAATGGACAGGCTCTGCTTTTGCTTGGGCTACTGTTACAAGTGGTGTTACTTCAATATCTGGTACAACCAATCAAATTACTGCATC